CTGGGTGGTGGTCTTGACCCCGTCTGCCAGCGTCTCGAAGGTGGAGGTGACCGTCTTGGCGATCTCCCGCACTGTCTCCATGGTCTGCTTGACGGTCTTGGTGCCGTTTGCCGCCACTTCCGTGATGGTCTTGACATCTTTCAGCACGCCGTCCACCATCTGCCGGGAAGTCTCGGTGATGGTCTGTTTCTGCTGTGTAGCGCCGTTCGCCATCCGTTCAGTGACGGTCTCCACGGTCTTGGCCACGCCATTGGTGAGGGTGGTGGCGCTGTCGGTTACGGACGCGACCACGGTCTTGGCTGCGTCCTTGACCTTCTTATTTCCACGGCCAAGACCCTGAGCCAGACCATTGCAAACCTGCACACCGATCTCGTCAAAGACTTTGGACGGGGAGTGGATGCCCAGCCGCCCCTTGACCCCGGAGACAAGGCCGTTGATGCCGTTGCTGACCCACTTGGTCAGGCTGTTCCATGCGCCCTTGATACCGTTCAGCAGGCCGCTGACGATGTTCTCGCCAATATGGCCCCACTCGTCCATGCTGCCGTCCCACACGCCCACCAGCTTTGCCACGCAGGCGAGGGCGGCCTCCGCCAGATTCTCAAGACTGTAGAAGATGCCGTCCACAAGGGTGGTCATCATGGCGGCAGCACATTCCAGAATCTTAGGCAGATGAGAGATCAGCGCCGCCGCGAAGTTTGCGATCAGGCCAGCCGCCGCCGTGATGAGCTGGGGCAGGTTATCGGTGATGCCGATGATGAGGCTCTCCAGCAGCTGCATACCGGCGTCCATGATCTCGTTTGCGTGGTCGCCGAGATAGAGCATAAACTCGGCAATGATCTCGGTGGCGCTGGTGAGCAGGGCGGGAGTGGCGTTGATGATGCCTTGCGCGAGGGCTGCCAGAACCTCAGCACCGGTGTCCAGCATGGCAGGCATCGTGTCGGTCAGGTTCTGGGCCAGCTGGGTGATGATCTCCACGCCGGTGGTCATCAGCCCGGGCAGCTGCTCGGCGATGCCGTCCGCCAGATCGGAGATGATCTCTCCGGCAGCGGCCAGCATGGCTTCGGGGCCACCCTCTGTGAGGGAGCTGGTCAGGGTGCTGATGCAGTCGGTGCCCCACTTGACCGCTTCAGTCAGGGTGGGTTCCAGCTCATCATAGACGGCCAGCTGCATCCCCTCGAACGCCGAGGACATGATGGTCATAGCGCCCTGCAGATTGTCGATCTGAGTTTCAGCCATCTGCCCCATGGCACCGTCGGCGTTATCAATCTGGGCGGCCAAGGTGTCCCACTGTTCGCCCTGCGCCGCCAGCAGGCCGTTGACGGCGGCGAGGTCGGTCTTGTTGAACAGCTGGTTGATGATGCTGTCCTTCTGGCCCTGCGTCATGCCGTCCAGGGCCCCGTTCAGGTCGCCCAGAATCTCGTTCAGCCCACGCATTTTGCCCTGCGAATCGTAGACAGAGAGCCCCAGCTTCTGCATCTTTTTGGCTGCTTCGTCGGTAGGGGACTGGAGGGACAGGATGATGTTGCGCAGATGGGTGCCGCCCTCCGCACCCTTGATGCCCACGTTCGCCAGCAGACCCAGGGCCGTGGTCAGCTCGGTGGTGCCCCCCTTCAGGTTGGCTGCGGTGCCGCCCACCGTCAGGATGGCTTCACCCAGCTGCGAAACGTTGGCATTGGCCTTGCTGGCCGCCATGGCCAGCTTGTTGCCGAAGTCGTCCACGTTTTGCTTGTTGGCCTCGATGTTCAGCGAGGCCATAGCATCGGTGACGAGGTCGGAGGCGTAGGCTAGGTCCATGCCGCCTGCCGCAGCCAGATCCAGCACGCTGGGCAGCACCTCGGCGGCTTTGTCTGCGTCATAACCTGCCAGCGCTAGATAGTTCAGCGCGTCCGCTGCCTGTGTAGCGGTAAATTTGGTGGTGCTGCCCATCTCTTTGGCGACCTTGGTCAGATTGTCAATCTGATCCACCGTGGTGCCCATGGTGGCTGCCACCTGCGACATGGACGCGTCAAAATTCATGCCGACGCTGACCGAGGATTTTGCCAGACCCGCCAGCTTGGTGGCGGCGGTCTTGGTCAGGTCGGAAATCAGATTACCAGCGGCAACCGTCATGCTGGATACGCCTTTGGTAAAGCCGCTGGTGTCCAGCCTGGTATCGCCGGTAATGCTGTAATCTGCCACGTGTGTCCACCTCTCAGTCGTGAGCGCGGGCACAAGGGCACAGGCTTAAAGTTTTATCTCGATTTCCCGCTTACAGGCGGGATTTTTGCATTTTACCCACACGCCGACAGCTGCGGCGTGTGGTTCTGCCCATACCGGCAGCGGTCTGCCGCAGTGCGGGCAGGGGATGGGGGCGCGTTCAGCGGCCACGGAAACGGGCGATGAAGCTTGCATTGTGCTCTTCGACGGTCTGCGCACGTGCTGCACCCCCTCTCAGCTCAGCGGGCAGGGCAAAGCGTTCCCGCTGCTCTTCGTAGATGCGGCGCTTCTCCGGGTCCATGTCAGAAAGGTCTGCGGTGCGCCAGTCGATGATGCGGCTGAACATGCAGTCCTCGCCGATCACGCCCCGCAGTAGCGCCCGGAAGCGGAACCAGTGGATGTGCTCGGTCGTCAGGTCGATGCCGTACAGCCGTTGGAACGCCGCCACGATATAAGGCGCGTCGCACTGGTAGTCAAAGGGCAGTGTAGCTGGTGCATCCGAAGCGCTGGAAGCATCACCGCCGGATGCCGCCTTTTCACCTGCCTGATAAAATTCCAGCAGGTGCCGGTAGCCGTCAAAGAGCATCTGGTCGTCCGTCAGAAAGCAGTGCGGGTCCTTGTAAAAGCGCCAGATTGCGCTCCGGGCAAAGCCCACCGGGTCGGTGTTAACACTGCCCCGGACATAGGAGTTGACCAGCCAGACCATGGGCCGGAAATCCGGGACGATCTCGTGTCCGTGCCACCGGGTGGGCAGCTCGTCCAGCAGCAGATCAGACATGGCGCTCTGCGGCGATCTGCAGTGCGTATGCCGCCAGCTGCTGCATGGCATCAGGATCGTCCCGCAGAGCGTCTACGGCCTGCCGGGCATCGATCAGCTGGTCGGTCTTGCGGCGGGTCTCGGCTTCCGTGTCCGGCCAGAAAGTGTTGGTCTGGGTGATAGGCTGCTGCGCCGGGCGACTTGCCACCTGCGGGTGGGAACCCTCGCTGCGGGACACAGGTTTCTGTTGGCGCTGCTGCTTTGCCGCTGCACGCCGCTGCTCCCGGTTCATGGGCATTGCAGCCGCCTGCTTTACGGTGGCCTGTTCTGCGGCGATGGCTTCCTTGATGGCGTTCGTCACACGGACACAGGCGCCGAAGTTGCTTCCGTCAAGACCCAGACGTTCTGATGCGCCCTCGCCCAGCAACTCGTCGAAGTAGCCCATCATAAGGCGGCACTGGCCGCGCAGGATGTCGGCGGTGCCCGTATGCGCGCGCTTGCTCTCGCGGTCAGAAGCCGTCTGCATGTGCTGCTGTGCCGCGTCCATACGGTCGAGGTCGTTGGCGTTCAGTGCGGAAAATTCAAATTCCTGCCCACAGATGATCATGTATTTATGCCTCCTATAAAATGCGCCCCTGCCAGAGGTGACAGGGGCGATATTGGTTTTATGTTACGCGGTGACGTCGGTCAGGTAGTCAAAGGCCTTGGGGGTGCCCACTGCCTTGACATCCACTGCAAAAGTGGCGGGGGCGTTTGCGGAGCCGCCCACGTCGCTGGTGACGACCAGAGAAGCACTGCCCGTCTCGCCCTTACCGGTGCGGACGCTGAAGTAGACGTAGGGCACGATCACGTCCTTGCCGGTGCCGTATTTGATCTTGTGGCTCAGCACAAAATCCTGAAAGGCGTCACCCACGCAGCGGTTGCCGTTGACAGCAAGGGTGCGCTGGGTGCCGGTCTTGGTGGTGACGGTACCGGTACGGATGAACGCTTCGTCCGTGGTGGATGCGTTCAGGGCACCGGAGTGCTCCTTCACGTGGTCGGCGCAGACGATCCACGCGGATTCTTTGGTCTGCTTGGTTTTGTCGGTCTGGATGGCGAGGATGAAGTCGTCGGTGTTCTCCTCGCCGGTATAGTCGGCGCTGGGCTCGATATCCTTCTCGGACTTGAGCGCGGCCAGAGTTTCGGCAACAGTCATAGGTTATCTCCCTTTCTGGTAGTACTGGAGTTGAAGTTGGATCTGGAAGCGGCAGCTGCTGGCATCCTGGCTCATGATGTATCCGGGGGACAGGCAGACCACCTTTTCGGCCTTTTTGCCGTCAGACAGCACCGGAAGGTTCCGCCGTCCGGACTGTTTCTCTACCCACTCGGCAAATTCATCCCAGAACGCGCTGTTTGCGGCCTGCTGGACGACCTCGGGCGAGTAGACCATGCGGGATGCCAGAACATAGTTCTTCGCCCGGATGCTGCCGAGGAAGAACTGCTCCAGCAGCACTGCCGTGGGTGTAGCTTCCAACGAGAACTGCATCTGCCCGGTGTCGGCGCCCAGATATTCGATGGAGAACACAACATCCCCGTCGTTGAGCGTCGTTGCCAGCGGGCAAGAGGCCAGCCAGTCCAGCATGGCTTTGATATCTGCGGTCTGACTCATTTGGTGACCTCCTTAGCACGGGTCTTGACAAACTGGGCAAAGTCCTCTTTGTGGTCGTCTACGCAGCGCTCGCCCCAGTGGGGGCCTGCGCCGTCCTTACGGACACCCTGCCCACAGGGCAGACGGTAGTACTGCGCGGCTGCGTAGGGCGTGGTGTGCCGGATCAAGCCGCTGCCCAGCACCGTGCTGTCCTTGACGCTGCCTCGCAACGCCCCGGTGCGTACCGGAACATAGGGCGTAACCAGCCGGATGAACTCGCCGTCCGCTTCCTTCTGCAGGCGCTGAAAGCCTGCCTCGGTGCGGTTCTGAAAGTTCGGGTCCCAGTGGATGCCGAGGTTGATCGGGCCGCTCACCACGTCACCTCCACGTACCAGTGCGGGCAGCGCCCGTCCCGGTTATCCTGTACGCTGGTGACGGTGCCGGTGCGCCCGCTGGGCAGTGTCACCTTGTCCTCCGGGGCCAGCGTCCAGTGACAGGCCCTTGCGGCTTCGTCTGCGGCCTTGAAGGCGGCAGGGTCGAGAAAGGTGCTTGCTGCGTCCAGCGGCGATTCTGCTGTGCTCTGCGGGGCGGCTGTGGAGTGGCCCGGAAAAATGCAGATCTCGGAGCTGCTTTTCGGGGCAAAGCCGGAGCCTGCACCGGACTGTGCGCCAGTACCGGCTGCGGCCACCTCACGGCAGCTCATGCCGGACAGCACCGTGGTGTAGCTGGTGCTGCCAGTGCCCCGCCGGATGCAATGCACCAGCGTGACACTCTTTGTTGCGAGAAGAGGTTTGCGCATGGCGGGCCTCCTCTCAGCGTCTGCGGGGCGGGTGATACACGCCGCCCTGATACAGCATCCACCGGGTAGACGGAGCAGAGAGCACCTCGTTCACGATCTGGCTTTGCCGTTTGCCCAGATACACCTGCATATCCGCTCCGCTGGCATAGCTCTCGGTGTAGCCGTGATTGCTCACGCTGGTCACACCGTCCCAGCTGGCGCTGACCTCTTCGGAGAGGGCCACCAGACGGGACTGACACTGTGCCAGAAGCGCCAGCTGTTCGGGCTCTTCGGCAAGGCTGGCGCACCAGCGTGTGGCGCTCTCGATGAAGAATGCCGCGTCCACCGCCCGCGGGGTGAACTCTGCCTCAGTCAGCGCAGATCCGGGGTGCTGCGCGAGGTACTCAGGGTAAGTCAGCCAGCTGTCCATAGGTTACTCCTCGGCAAAGTTTGCCTTGGGGATGGTGATCTTGCCCATGCGCACGTTCTTGTGGTCGAACTTCAGCGCCCAGTTTGCCTTGTTGGTGAACTCGTCATCCGTCGGGGTGGGCTTGTTGATCTTATCGCCGTCAAAGGAGACGCCGTTCGGGTGCAGGATGAAGGAGCGGTTATTGTACAGGATATCGGTGCCGCCTGCCTTGGCCGCATCATACTCGGTGTAGTCCGGGGTGATGACTTTAGGATCGGCAGTCAGGACGGAACCCTGACCCAGCAGGAAGCTGTTGTAGTTGGTGCCGTCGTCGGTGCCGCGGTCATTCTCGACCACAACCAGACCGTTGATGGTGGGCAGGCTGACTTCCTTCTGCAGCACGTTAGTGATTACGTACTTGTTGTAATTCAGCAGGCCCAGCTTCTTGTATTCGGCCAGAATCTTGGAGTGCACCACCAGCAGACCAAACCTTCTGGAAAAATCGCCCAGGGCGGACTGCTGCACATCGATCAGCTGGTTGGCGGTGACGCCGCCGGTCTTGACGGTCAGGGTATGGTTTGCCAGCCCGGGCAGGCCCAGAACGGAATCCACCAGCTTGACCAGCAGGCTCTGCTTGTACATGCGCCAGTAGCGTCCGGTGTTGCGGGCAACAGAGGCCATGGGGTCGGCCGCAGTCAGCTCACGGGTCAGCTCGGTGGCTTTCCAGGCCTTCATGCGGTCGATACGAATCCAGCTCTGCGCGCCGCCGGAGATCTCGGCGGGGATGTTGTCATTGGTGCCATCACGGACCAGCGGGGCGTCGGTGTCAGGGTCCAGCGGGTTATAGAAGCGGATGGTGCCCATCGTGCCGCCGTTGTCCAGAGAAGCGGCCAGGCTCTGGTCGCTTGCCAGAATGCCGGAGGCAAGGATGGAATCGGAGAAGGTGGCCTCCTGATCCACGAAGCCCTGATAGACCTCGGGGTCGAACGGAAAACCGCCAAAAGTGCCGGGAATAGGCATAGTTCAGTTACCTCGTTAGTGTCGT